AATATTTCGCCCAAATGCAATGGCAAATGCGCTGCGCGGATCGCGCCTGGTGCGATTACGTTGTGTTTGATCCACGGATGCCCGCCAAGGCTCAACTGTTTGTCACTCGCGTTCACCGCGACGACGAATGGCTGGCCACCACGGAAGCGGAAGTCGTTAAGTTTTTGGCTGAAGTCGATGCCAAGGTTGCAGCACTCAAAAAAATCATTGGGGAATAAATCATGTCCAAAATTGTGAAAGAAGTTTCGTGCGTGGTCGGTCAATACGTCAACGCCCAGGGCCAGCAAAAAAATCGTTATCAACGGATTGGCTCAATCATCAACACCAAAAACGGGGAAATGCTCAAACTGGACGTTATCCCGCTGCGGGAAGGCGGGTGGGACGGCTGGGCATATCTGAACGAACCCAAACCCAAGGAAGGCCAGCCACAAGCGCCCCAACGTCAGCAATACGACGACGGGTTCCCGCCTGACGACGACATTCCAGGGTTCTAATCATGCAAATGGATTTCTTTGGGGATGCCACCGCGTTCCTGGATCAATTGAAGTCCAATTGGCGGGCAATCATAGAAGGCGACGGGGGCCACTGCCCCTGTTGCGGGAAGTGGGGAAAGATAAGCCCCCAGGGCATGAACGAAACACGCGCCCTGGCTCTTTTATGGTTGTCCCGCGCCCCAGCGAATGCTGACGGGTGGGTGGATGTGCCGCAAGTTGGCCCGCGGTGGTTATTGCGGGGCAAAACGCACACAACCCTTCAGCACTGGGGCCTGGTTGAACCTGGCGCACACACGGACGAAACAAAAAAGTCCGACGGCGCCTGGCGCGTAACGTCAAAAGGATTGCACTTTATCTGCGGAACCGTCACCGTGCCAAAAAAGGCATATATCTACAACAACCAGGTGGAAGGCTGGTCGGACGAATCCGTGTCTTTTCAGGATTGTTTTGGCCGTCGGTTTGACTATTCGGAAGTCATGTCCGACAACTTCAACTTAAACGCAATTCGTATTTAAGACAGTTCAAAATGGGGGCCGTCAATAAACGGTCGGCGCCCCTGTTTTCTGCGCTCATCAATGTAAGCGTTCATGGCCGATTCCATTGACCCTTGCCATTTGCGAATGTCAGCCACTTGCCAGGCTGCGCCCCAGCGCAAAGGCACGTCCAGTTCGATTGCAGCCGTTTTCATGGCGTCGGCAATGTCATCGTATAGGTTCAGTTCCCACGACGCCCTGGGGCCGATGTAAGCCATCAAATCGACGGCTTTGCCTTGCACATGAGTGCCGCCCACGGCTATTTGACTGGCGCCCTTATTAAAATATTCCAGTTGTTTTTCAGGGGTGCGGACGCCTTCAATTACGCCAAAATCCACTTTGGTAATTTCAATGGCCCGCTTGACGACTTTAACCAGGCGTTCGTCAACGCCGACCAGGTTGTTTAGCGAACGTTCGGATAGTTTGAAATTCATTTTTTCATCGCCTGTGCAATTGATGGGACAATTTTTTCAACGGATCGGCCAACAACGTAACCGCCCAAACCAAATTCTACGATTGACCACAATTTGATGTATTCCGTTTCGGATAATTCGGGCGCTGCCCATCCAAACCACCTGGCTACAATCAACACCACAAACGTCAGCATAGTTAAGGGTCGCCAGTTGGCTGCCAACCAATGTTCGCTGGCCGCTTCGGTGCGAATAATCTCGGACGCGGCCTTTTCAATATCAGCCTGGGCGGTCAACAATTGACGCATGACTTCGGCTTCGGCTTTTGCTTTTTCAGCCGGATCAGGAAACAAATTTCCAACTACCTTTCCCAAAATTGGAATCAAGGTAGGGATTAAGGTTTGAATCATGCTGCCCCCTTAATGTTTGAAATACGACATAACGTACCCAGCCGCAGCCGACGCAGCCGACACAATGGACATTCCGACCCAAAAACCACCGCGGCCCTGGTTGGCCAGTGCCACTAGTTTTTCCAGGTTGCTTTCCATCTTGTCCATTTTCTTTTCCATCTCATCAAATCGGCGCTCGTAATCTTGTACCTTTTGCCACAATACGCCGTATCTAACAGGATCAATTCCTGATTCGTCAAACTGCGCCATCCTATTGCCCCTTATTGCTGATCTCGTCTAAGGTTGAACCCGCACCTGGTTTTAATGCTTTTTCTGCCTCTCGACGCTCACGCGCTGACCGAATCACTCGTCGGGCTTCGCTGCCAATCGGATAGCCAAATGTTTTTAACCCCATGATATTGCCTGTTTGTTCCAGCCCGCCAGCCGCCTTGTTGGCCAGGTAACCCACCAGCGTGTTGGAATTATTGACGAATGACCCACGGGGTTGGAATTGCGTATATGCGGCCACGTTGCCAAGGGTTCGCAGTTGCAGTTGGCTTTCGGGGTCGAATACCGCTTCAAAATTCTTTACGTCATCAAGTTTTTTCAGCGCCTTGTTGTAGTTGGCCTGGCTGAAATTGCCTTTGCCGTCCACAATTCCAGCCTTGTCCGACAACCAGTTAATTGTTCCGGCTTTCATGTGCTGGTGCGCCACCGATTCCGGCCCCAGGGTGTCAACCATGGTGCGAATATTTTTGTTGACGCCATTAACCACAAACTTGTCGAAATACTTGTCTGCGGGTATAGCGTCATCGACCGCGGCTTTATAGGCTGGGTCTTTTTTCAGCGCATCAAAACGGGCCTTGGCCAACGTGCGGGCTTGGTCAGCCAACGGTTTAAGGTTGGCGGCTTCGCCTTTCAATGGCAACTGTTCCAGGGCTTCGCGCACAATGCTGGATGCCATGGCAGCGTTTCCATCCCCGCTGCGCTCGGCCTTGCGGATTTCCGCAGCCAGGTTTGTACGCATGGCTTCAAACTGTTCAAACGTCATCGGTTCGCCGTTTTTAAACCGTTCAAGTTGCGTTTTGATCGGTGACGGCAAAAAGTCAGTTTTCAGTTTTTTGGCCAGGGCGCGTTCCGCATTGGTCGCCAGTGTCACGCCATCCACGGGGAATTCACCACCGGCAGCGTCTTCCAGGGCTTTGTAGGCTTTGGACACTTCCGCGCTGCGGGCGTCATCCAAGGCTTTGTAGGCATCAATAATTGCCTGACTGGATTCGATGGTTTTGGTGGCGTACACGTCCGGCGCGGCTTTTTCGCGAATCAACGGCACGTTGTCCACCAGTTGTTGATTCTGCTCATTAAATCGACGGGCAAATTCAGGTTGGCTGCCGCGCAAGTTTTGTTCGCGGGACAACTTCACCACGTCACCCGTGGCCTGGCCTTCAGTCAATCGAACCGGAATTGGCAATGCATCGCCTTCCAGGTGACGCAACACGACGGGCGCGTTGACCTTATCCAGCGGCATATTGCCGTACAACTGTTGGAATTCAGGGGTTGCGCCAGTCAATGCCTGACGAATGATGGTGGCGTCCGGCACACCAGCCGCACCTACGCTGCCGCGGCCCAATACGGGTTGCGGCGGGACGGGAACAACAGGCGGTTGCGTTGTGCCTGGTGCGCCTAATGTTGGCGCCCTAGTCGGCATAGTTGTCGTGCCAGGGGCAACGGCTTCCACGGCCCTTGTCATGCCACGTTGCACGGGGGCGGGGGTTACGTCTTTGGCGGCTTCCAAAACCTTGCCACCGGCTTGTTTTGCGGCCTGGGTGACTATTCCCGCTTCACGCTGCACTGTCTTGCTAAATGGCGCCGCGGTCATGCCAAGTTCCATGTAATACTGAACGTCAGCCTTCGGTATACCCGTTTGTTTGCTGATCCAATCCGCGCCCTTATCGACGTTTTGGCCAATAAAGTTTATCAATTGTTGGGTGGCTTCACCCTTGTATTCAGGCGTTTCAGTTACACCAAAGGCTTTGCCAAATGGTTTGTCGATTGCGCTAACTACTTTGCCTTTGGTTGCTTCGGCTTGTTCGGGAGTTTGCCCAGCGGCACGGGCGCCAGCATAAGTCACCATGCCTGTTACACCAGGCACAACACCATAAACAGTATCAGCCAACGCAGCCGAACCGCGCAATACTGACCGCACTTTGTCAGCCACCGCGCCCCCAGCCTTTTCGGTTTTGGTCGGTGTCGGCGGGGTATTGAATGCTTCCCCAACTGCCGCGTTAATGGCTTCGGGCTTCATTAAATCATCAACGGATAATTGCCCAGGCGTGGCGGTTTTTGGTTCGGCTGCATTGGCCGTGCTAATAGGCGAAAACCCACCAGGCTGGTTTGCGGGTTTTGTCGTTGCTGTGGGGGCGGCTGGTGATGTTTGTGCGCCTTTGAAGTCCGACATGGCCACCGCATGAACGGGGTCACGTTTACCCAGCGGACGATGAATACCAAATTCTTTCAAAAACTTTTCAGGAACCGACGGGGGAATATCTACCGCGTCTTCGTGAAAAACCTTGCGGTCGGGATAGTTTGCCGGATTAAGCGGCATAAAAATATTTTTGTCGCCAGCCTTCCAGCGGTCATATAGGCGCTGTTGATCCGCACGGGTGCGAACCCCGCTAGTGATCGGCAATTCCTCGCCATACCGTTTGCGATATTCTTCACGCGCTAGGTTTAGTCGGCTGTTCAGTTCAGGGTGCAACCCTTCCATGTTTGGTGGTGGGGCAAACGGGTGACCGCGGCCACCGCCTACTTTGACACCAAAGGCGTCGCCCACCGCTGCGTTAATTTTGGCGGGGTCAAACAGATCAGTCGCCATTACTGCCCCCTAATCAACTGTTGCATTTTGCCGATGTTGTCCACCAGGCGTTTGTATCCCGCTGAATTCGGGCCACCGGCTGCGGTAACCACTTCGCGAATTGCATCCTTGTCGTTGTTACGCATCGCATCAAACAAACGAACCGCGTTAATGTCAACGGTTTGCGCCCACTTGTTTTGGAAGTCGCGAACGGCGAACGGATCGTTTGATTTGCCAAAGGCCGCCTGGGCGCCCTGGTTAAACAAATCAGTGGCCGTGGATAATGCACGGTTGACGCGGGCGGTTTGCTTAATGGCTGGCGCAGTCCAACTGGTTGTGCCGGAAATTTCGCCAGCAATACCGCGGGCGGCATCCGTACCACCAAGGCCCGACGAATTGGCCAGCGATGCGGTTTGCAGCGCCATGTAATGACCCAACTGATTCAGGTTTGTGGCGTTGTCACTGGTGAACGGCAACGCGGCGTAACCACCCGTTAACGCGCCCACAAAACTTGCGCCCTTGCCGGTAATCACGTCATCGGCCAGTTTGATGATTTGGTTGTTGTTAAACGTTTGCAGCGGCACTTGCTGGGCAGCATTCATGCTGTTCATGCGAATGTCGTTTGCCGCTTGCAATGTTTGTGGCGTTTCGCCTGGGCGCAAACGTGCCACTGGCGTTGTGCCACCCGCGGGGGCAACAGGCGGGATGGTCGATGGCGTAATAGTTGATGGTGTTGGAACCGGAAAGGTTTGTGCGCCACCAGTCGTTGTAAGCGGCGTTCCAGGCATCGGTGCTGGCTGCGGATTGGTTGCGCCGCCAGTTGGGGTTGGCACTTGGCTACCAGGCAATTGACCGGCGCCTGGTGTACCCGTACCAGCGCGTTGGCCAAGGAATCGACCGTTGGCATCGAATACGTTGACAATAGGATTGTTGTTAACGTCGAATTGACCGGTCGGCACTTCGCGGCTGCCAGGGGGCAGTTGCGCGGTGACCAAAGGTTGATTGGACACGGACACAACAGGCGCTTCGCCAGCCACGGACGGACGGGTGGTAGTTTGGAACGTTGCTGCGCCCGTGGTGGCCGTGCCAGCCTGGGGGGCGAATGTTTGTTGTTGCACTTGCGGCGACAGCAAAGAATTCGCGCCAGCAATAGCCATTGATGGCAAATCGGCGCCGTCAGGAACCAATTTCAACGTGGTTTTGTATGCATCAACCAGGCTGGTCAATTCACGGTTATTGGGGTTTTCCTTGACCAGTTGATCCAGTTCGGCAATGTAGGCGCGTTTGTCTTGCACGTTTAACCGGCCCATAATCGACAAGCGCGACGCAATCATCTCGCGCTGGCTTTGTGTCAAATTTTGCGATGCTTGGCTGGCTTGCGTTTGCGCGGTGGACAACGTGGTGTATTTGCTCATCCAATCAGCGCCGGTCAGCGGTGCAATTTTCGGGATTTCGGCGTTCAGTTTGTTAATGTCCACGCGCCCTTCGGTTTGGAAGTTTTCGGGTCGCGACAAAAATTCTTGAATTGCATTGCGTTCGCGCTCTTGTTGCTGTTCAAGATTAAGGCTGATTCCTTCCCGCTTGTATTGTTGTGCGCCGCGGGCAAGGTTTACCATTTCCCCTAGTGACATGGTGGGCGGCGTTTTTACCAATCCGGCCACTGGTGTCAGACTTACGGAAGGCGCTGAATAATTTACGTCTGCCATTTTTTATCCCTTCAGCAACGAATACATGAGTGCGGAGTTTCCAACATTGCCAAATGCACTTGCCATAATGTTGGATTGTGCAATGTTGCCGGACGCCATAGCATTTGCGCCAGCAACGCCCAGTTGACCAATCGCCCCCGCAGTTGTGCCAGCAATGTTGGCCACGTTTGCACCATATTGTTGACCAGCGCCAACCGCACCTGACGCCGATGTTTGACCAATGCCAGCAATGCCCGCCAGGGTGTTGTAAATATTTGACCGTTGCGCCAACACTTGCGGCATGGCCGTGCTGGTGGTGTAGTCGATTGCAAACTGTTGCGCTGCGCGGTCAATATTCGAACCACCGCCGCCGACGTTCATACGCTGGCGGGCTGCCCGCGTACCCTGGTCAATTGCAAATTCAAACCCTGGCAGTTCTTGAATTTCGCGGGCCGATACTGGCGCCGTTAATCCAGGCAACAGTTGGCCAATTTTTGTCAGTGCGCCGTAACCGGCTTCGCGGTAAGGGGCGCCAATTTCAAGCCCCTTTTCGTACATTTCACGCTGAAGCGCCAGCGTTTCTTTGGATGTTTCGCGCTGTAAATTTGCAGCCTGAAGGGTAGCGTCGGCTTGTTGCCCCGCCGCTTTACCCGCTGCGCTTGATTGCATTCCGGCCCCGACAAGGCCCAGGGCTGCACCCCCTAAAATTGCTGCGCCGGTTGAAATTGCCATGTTAAAACCCCTTTATGAACGTTCTTTCAAGCGGAGTAAAACCAGCCCGAAAATATACTTTTTCCATTGCTGCGGCCCTTTCGTCTTCCAACGCAATCATAAATAGGGCGGTCGCACCTTTGCCTTTTGCCCAGGCTTCAATTGCCTGAAACATTTGTTTCCCGATTCCGCTGCCACGCGCTTTGGGTGTCAGCCACCACCACAATTCCTGGCCGACGGCTGACTGGCTGAAATACAGCGGATAAAGTAAACAGGACGTAACCCCCACTATTTCACCTTGCATTTCCCCAACAAGTAACAGAATGTCACTATTTTCCAATGAAGCGGCCAAAAACGCACGGGTTTTGACAGGATCGTAAGGCGCGACGTTTGCCATTGGCGATGCGGCGTGAAACTCAGCCAGCATTTCCGTGTAGGCATCCAAATCCGCGCTTGTTGCTGTTCTTACGTTCAAAATGTACCCCCGCCAATTCCATTTAATGCGGTCAGATCAGTAAACTTGCCCGCCGCGGGCGTGACCAGCCCAATCGTTGCCCCGTTAATGTCGCCGCTTTCAATCACCTGGTAGTTCACGGTTTGCGTCACCACTTGCGGGTTTTGCAGCCATTGAATCCACTCACGCGATGGGCGGCCAGTGGCCGGTTCCAAAAACGGCGATACGGGGAAACGAATGTTGCTATTGATCGTGGCCATTAGTTATCCCCGACCGACGCTTTCAAATTCGCCGAAATGACAACGGCCTTTACTGGATCGGACACGGCCACTTCAAAAATGCGGTCGCGTGACCAGCCCAAACGGCGCCAAATGGCGCGATTAGTGTAATTACCTATGCGGCCAATACTTACCCAATGCTCATTTGACCAGGTGGAACCGCCGTCGTTTGACCAGCGCAGCATGGCCTGGGGGTCTTGCCCTTGGCCAAGGTTCAATCCAACGCCAGGCTGGAATTGGATTTGGAATTCCTCAAAATACTGGCGCTGTAAGTCGGTTGTAATGTGCGGCGCACGACGCAAACGGCGAATCATGTTGCCCGCGTCGGTGTAAACATTTTGGTCAAGCCGATAGATTTTGCCGTTTTGGTAGTCGCCTACCAGGTTTTTGTTGGCAAAAAACATGGCGCAATTTGACCGGTGGCGCTTATATGTTGCGGTTGGTGCGTCCCAGGATAGCCATTTGTGCCATTGCTGGGTCGTCAAGTCATAGACCCAGGTCAATTCCAGTTGCGGGAACGTCACCACATAAAATTCGTGGCCTTCAATTTGGTATGAAAAGGCTATTGCGTCCGAAATGTCGGCGCCTACCAGGCTGTTTTCAACGGCGTGGGTGGACAAACGCTGGTATTCGTAACCAGTCATTTTGCCGATGGTGGCCGTTCCCAGCGTATCGCGGGACACAAACATAAACGATTCGGCAAACCTGGCCACCGAAAATGGTGCGGCGCAACCGTTTTGGCTGGCCGTGCCGCTGATTCGCTGGAACGGGAATGTAAGAATATTGCTGCCAGGCACACCGCCGGTATTAACCCACACTTCGGTAGTCACTTCACCCAGCAAGTAAATTTGCCGATGGTCGGCAATTATTGTCACGATATTGTCGGGGGACGAATTTTTCGACCCAAACAAAAACGTGGTGGACAGGGGCGAACCTAAATCGGTCACGGCCCAGTTTTGGCTGTCCGGCTGGTTGTATGCAATGTAATCATCCACCGTGTCGCAAGCGGTCGCGCCTTCCCAGCCGCCGTCAGCGATGGTCAGGGTCACAAATTTGTTGGACAAGATTTCGTAATAGTAGCGGTGCGGGCCGTCCACAATGTATGCGGTCAACCCTTCGCTGGTCATAACGTTGTCAGTGATTTTGACGGGGCCGCTATTGGTCAGCAAAATGCCAACTTGAATGGCGTTGAAACTGGTGTCAATTCTGTACACCAGGTTGCCGACCACCACAATGGCATATTGAAACCCTGACAGCGCCCGCATCCCGCGGACAGGGCCGCCGGTCAGTTGCAGTTCTTCGACCAAGCCAGGCGTCGGGTACAGCGCAACAATACCCCTTTCCCCTGGTTGCTTGGTTGGGTCAATTTCAGGGTAAAAGTTGATGCATTCCTGGGCATCCTGGTAAATGGACGGGGCTTCGTAGGAAGCGCCCACGAACCCAAAATCAGCCATTAGTTAAATCCCCCATCTAGGATGAATGCCGCGTCTTTCGGGCGGCCAGTCATCAATACGTCAGGATACCTAGACACTTGTGGCGGTTTCATGTTTGTGCGCTTCAATGTCGCCTTAGATTGGGCTGCGTAGGCAGTAATTTGCGCCACTTGAACCTGGTTGATTTTGCCGTACATGGGCATCAACCGTTCAGCCAAACACCAGCGCAGCGCCATGTTGTAGCCTTCAGGGAATTGGATTTCCCCGTACATATCGTTGAACCGACGAAACAACGTGCTGGTAAACAAATGCATTTCGCCCTGGGCGGGGTTGGGCCACAAATAAATGATTCCCAACTGTTCCGACGGCTGGTAATACAGCGCCTTTGGCCAAGGGCCGTTTAGCGTTTTCAGGCCAATGGATTCGTATTCTTCCAGGCTCAAAATGCTGATCGGATAGTCCAAGCCGCCGCCATAAATCGGCACACCGTTGGACGTTGTATTCACGCGCACAAACGCGCTTTCGATGGTCAGCGGGCGTTCATAGTAGGCGTCGATGATTTGGCTCACCACGGGCGTTGTATGCCCGCGGCTGACCGTATAAGTGCCGCCTTCGTTGACGTTGCCGCCAGCACCAGTGCCAAAACCCACAATGGTTGTTCCGGCCAACACGCCAGGGCCAGTCAGGGTCATGCCCATCGTGATCGCGCCTTTGGTTACACCGTCGGTGGGAACGGTCAAGGTTGTGCCGCTGATCGAACCGACGAACCTGGCTGACACGTTGCCGCCTGGCCCGATGGTGTATTGCACCTGGTTTTGTACGCACGGGAAAACAATTTCGGTGCGATAAAACACCATCATGTTTTCGTTAGACCACTGGGCGCACATATCGTTGAGCATATCCAAACCGTCTTGTGCTTCGTCGGCGGTCGGGTTTTCCCCAGCGGCCAACGCGCCAATGTCTTTCATAGCGCGGCTGATAATGTCAATTGGCCTAGTCATTTTTTATCCTTTACGCAAAGCCCAACACCACCAGGCGCAACGATTGGGCATTCACCGCAATGTTGCCAGCCGTTGTGTTGATACATTTGACCGTGACGGTATCCGCGGCAGTTACCGCAGCCACAAACACCACGCCGTCAGGAATGCTTCCCTGATTTGAAATACCAACCATCACCACGTCGTCCGTTTCCGAACCGGTCACCGTTTCAGTGGCCGATGCGGTGGTATGCGCGTTGACCGTGCCAAAGTTAATCGACACCAGTTTGGTCAGCATACGGTTGGCCACGTCACCGCCGTTGATGCGTAACGCTGAAACACCGACGCCATCGGTTGATGAATCGTTTTTGACCACTGCGCCGCGGGCTGAAATTTCGTTCAGTCGCGCAACACCATTTAATGTTGGCGCGGGCGAAACGCCATCAACATATACGGTTGCGCCCAAAGTAACGTTGAGTTCTTCAACAATACCGCTGGAAAGCCGCGATTTGGCCATCGACAAAATGTTTAGGCCGTCGTTTTGCGTTCCCTTGATGTATGACGCGGGCGCGTCCAGTACCGCGGTGGTTCCGCTGAAATAACCAGGGCCGCCAGCGTTATTGATTAACGCGCAACCGTTGGCCACCACCGCCGATTCGGCAGCAAAAATACCGTAACCCGAACCTACGGTTCCTCGCGCACCCGTTGACCAAATTTCCGCAGCGTAAATTTGCGCGTTTTCAATAAATTCAAAGTTTTCGCGGGCGTTGCCACAAGAAAGCATACGGGCCATTTCCCCCGACGCACCAGCCGATGAAAAAACACCTGACGCGCCGTTGGAACCGGTCACGCCTTCATTGACGTGAAAACCCGTGCCACCGGTAAATCGCATTCCCATGCTGCCGTTTGACCAAAAACACGGAATTTCCGCGTAAATGGATGTTCCGGCCTCTGACGACAAACCATCACTGGCGTTGCCGACAGAATGACCTTCAGTAAATAGCAAGGTGGAATTGGAATTGATTTGAACGCCGCGTCCATTCGTGCCGCTGACAACCACTTCGCGCAAGTTGGCCGTGGCGCCTTCCAGCACCCACACACCAAAATCAAGGTTGCCGGAATAATGGCTGCGACGGGTTTGCAGCACACAACCATTCCCAACAAACGCGCCGCGGCCCCAACTGACAGCGGAAAAACCGTTTCCAGCGTTAACCATGCCAACAGGGCCAATCTGCGTTGGGCCTTCGGCGGTGCGGCCATTCAGCGCGATACCGTGCGAACCCGAATTTGAGTTATTGCCTTGCAGCACCAGGTTGTTTAAAAACTTCAGCGCACTGTTTTGCTGAAATATCAGGCCATCACCGGTTCCGGTGTTTTTCAGCACGGTGCGAATGACGCGCACTTCGCCGCCGCTAATACGACGCACTGGGGGCGGGTACAAACCGCGCCAGCGGTTGCGGACAGTGACTTGCGTTCCCGATATTGATAGCACCTCATGGGTTCCCTCATGGGCCACGGCTGGGGTAATGATCGAATACGGGCTTCCGTTTGACAGCGTGACGGCTGGGCTGACGGTCAACGTAGTGTCGCCACCAATTGCGGTAATTAAAACCATTTTTCCGTCGGCCAGCAACATATCGCCGACGTTTGCTTCGGATGTAAAAAGACTGCTTGATCCGGTTACCGTGGTCAGGCTTGAACCGCCTGTGCCAACCGTTCCGCTGTTGGGGCGGCTGATATACCAGGCGCGAGTAGCCGTAAATCCCAAATCCCAGTTGGCGGTCAATGTGGCCGATGTAACACTTACCACGTCCACTACCCTGGTTTGGCCCTTGACCGTAATCAAATCACCGGTCGAAACGTAATCGCTTAACGATCCATCAAAAACGGCAGACCAAGTAATGCTGCCGCCGCCGGTGGTTCCTGTAACACCGCTTAAATTGGCCAACTGGTTACCCAGTTCGTTTTGCGCCACGCGGTCACGGAATACGGAATTGTCACCGCTAAATGTCATCATTGGCACGGCGTTGTCGATTTTCAGGAAATGCCCTGGGGCAATTCCCGATGCGTTTGCAACGTCCAACACAACCGTATAGTCGCCAGCGGTTCCGCTGACCGATACAACGGACGACAGCGACGTTTCCAGTGGGGCTGCGCCCACCAGGGTAATGTTTTCGTTTTGCCCAACCACGGCAATGTTGCCGCTGGTGGTGGTATGCGCCCCCGCTTCCAGGTTTAGCGTCAAGTCGCTTTCCGCATCAATCAGGTGCAAGAAAGGCAGAATGCTGGGCGAATCCGCGGTTGTAATGTTGATGCTGGTGGTTGACGGCGAAATTTGCACTCGCTTACCAATAGCCAGGGCGTTTTTCAGCGTGTCATAGTCACCCAGCGACACATAATCGCGCAATTTGTCTTGCACCGAACGAGTAATCGCGCCCACACCGGCGGGGGTGTACAGAATGTTGGCCGCAGTGGCATCCGACACACCATATAGGTTGTCGTAAGTGCCAATCAATACGCCAGCGGAAGTCCGCACCACAAACTTGTACAACACACCATCGGTCAACCAAACTTCGGCGGGGGTGCGGCCCGATGCATCCAGGACGATAGGATTTGAGTTGGCGATTAGACCGGCGCTGTCGGTGTAAGTAGTCCTGGGGGTCGTCGTGCCAGCATCATAGGTATAAACCAACCCCCCCGACAACGGGATTCCGTCGTCGTTAAAAAATTGCCAGGCTGCCCCAGCAACAATCGACAATGATACTGACATGATGATTCCTTTTTATTCGACTTGCGGTTGTGCGGCCTTATAAGCGGCCACTGCGTCAGGGGTATGCACCACCTGGCAAATGGCTTTTACGCGGCCAGGCTGCGTTGAATAGTCATCGCCTGGGGCAATGACAACACGTTCAAAACTGGACGAAATAACGCTGCCGTTTTCAAGAATGCGGATTGCGTTGCGTACCTGGACAACAGAGTTATCCAGCACTTCAATTTTGTCCACTGCTAGGGTTTTTTCCAATGCCATGATTTTTCCTTTACGTTGTGAAATAGGATACTGTTAAATATTCAATGTCGCTGACACCAGTCGTGATTGTTGCAACCGTCAAAAACGTATTTGCAACACCACTTCCCGTTGTCAAAAATCGGCCTCGCGCCGCACCCGCTTCAGCAAATGGGTTTATTTGCGTGTTTCCGGCGCCAAAAGCAAAAACTTCTGTTGAACATGACCCCATTCCGCTGCCAGATGTTGATGCAATAGAAAATGGTAAAGAAAAATACAACTGATTACCGGCTGTCATGCCCGCGGTGCTTATGTCATTAAGGCTTCTGAAACTACATGACACAAAATTACCAATTTTTGTGTAATAACCAGTAACGGTTGTTGCCGACGCGTTGCCGCTGGATGATGCGTCAAATAGTTGAACCGTCCAACTGCCTTCCTCGTAATCATCCAGCGCGTTGGCCGCAGCGGTGTCGCCATTAAATTGAATGCCGCTTGCGCCCAGGTAACCATTGGACGGGTTGAATACCAATTTGGTGCTGGTAACTTTTTGCGGCAAGTTGCCAGTGTTTGCAGTGACCCACGTTGGATACATGACCGCATTGGTCGTGGTGTCATCCGTGATTGCAGTATTAGTTGCGTTTGTGGCGGTGGTGGCCGTTGCAGCGTTTCCGCTAATGCTTGCGGTTGCGGTGTTTGTAACAGTCAATCCAGTTAACGTTAAAACATTGGTGCTGGGGTTGTAAGTCATCCCCGCGTCGGTATAAACCGATTCGGCGTTTAAGGTTCCATTGTTGGAATCCACAAACGTTGGGTAAAACGTTGCGTTTGTTGCGTTTGTGATTGTCTTGACTTGGGTCGCGGTGGCCGCGTTGCCCTGAATGTCAATGTTCGGATTGGTCGAATACGTTGGGGGCGCACCGCCAACCAGCACACCTGATCCAGCCGCCAAGCGGGCCAAAGTGGATGCGTCAGACGCATACAGCAAGTCGCCCGCAGCATACGTTGTCAGGCCCGTACCGCCCGCGGTCGCTGGGGTCACCTTCCAGGCAATAACCTGGACGCCGCCGCTGCTGTCTTTGTAAAACAGTTTGCCGTCGGCAATGTTGATGGCTAGTTCCGAACCGGTGGCATTGTTCAGCAAATTCCCCGACGCGGGCGCGTTGCCTGGCGTACTGCTGGAATAGATAAGTAGGGGGGTAAATCCGCTTTGTGCCATGTCGTCGCCTTATAAATCAGGGGTAAATGTTTGGGGCAACCATGGGGCCACCACCAAACGTTGATTTGCCAACGCTTCGACCTGTGCGGCCAGCCGCCCTTCCACCTGGTTTTTACCGTCCTGGGTTGTTTGCTGTTTAATCCAGCCAATCACGTCCGCTTCGGTGACGTTGGCAAATGGCTTGGTCATTTTGGGTTCCTGGAAATACCACCAGCCTTCCGTTTCGACGCTGATATCGTCGCTTTCGGCGGCGCAAAAATATCGCGCTGCGGTGATTAAATCGCCCGCGGCTTTCAATTCAAGTATTTTCCAGTTGTATTCCATCAAAATGCGCCCCCGCCAAGTCCACCGGTTGCAGTAAATTCGCCCGTGCTTGGATTAAATTTAAGTTTAGTGGACGACACGGTTGCCGCCAAGTTTCCTGTGCTGTTATTCACAAACACGGGATAAAAAGCGGCATTCGTGCTGGTGTTGTCCGTGATCGCAATGTTGTTTGCGTTTGTGGCTGTGGTCGCCGTGGTGGCCGACCCCGCGCTGCCGTCAATCGAAACGCCCGTCAGGCTTTGGCTGGCGCTGCCGCGGTTTAATGCAATGGCCGTTGTGCCAATGTAAACCGTCGAGTTGCCCAACACCGCCGACGGGATCGTGCCGGACAGTTGGCCAGCGGCCAGGCTGGTCAGGTTTGCACCCGATCCGCTGAACCCAGTTGCCGTCAGCAAGCCGGTGGACGGGTTGAATTGCAATTTGGTTGACGACGTGTATTCGGTCGTCAGGTTTCCGGTGGTTTGGTTGGCCAGCAACGGGTAGTACGTTGCATTGGTTGTGGTGTCATCGGTCACCGTTGCATACGCAACCGGTGTCACCCAGGAAGGGGCGCTGGTTCCGTTGCTTTGCAATACCTTGCCAGCGTCACCGGATGCGGACGCCAAAAACGTCGTTGTACCGGCCCCTGACTGGTAAGGAATACTGGCGGCTGCACCGCCCGCTAAATTCGTCGCTGTGGTCGCGCTGGTGGCGCTGGCGGCGCTTCCTACGGTGACGGTGGCTGGGTCAGTCCATTGGGGGGCACTGGCCCCCGCGGTCATTAAATAGGTACTTGTACCTAGTCCCAGGAACGTAGTAACGCCGGAACCCGTTTGGTACGGGACACTTCCCGCGGCCCCGCCAGCCAAGTTTGTTGCGGTTGTTGCTGTGGTGGCGCTTCCCGCACTGCCCGCCGTGGCTGCATAACTGACAGAAAGAGTGCTTGCCGCGACATTTTTCCAGTATTGGCCGGTGCTGTCATATTGAATCACGTCCAGGTTGTTGAGGGTTCCGAATGACACGTTGCCGTCAGTGCCGCCCAAAACCGACCCAAACGTGGGGCGCACAAATAAAATTCCCGCCGATGCGCTGACATAAACCACGGCAGCCACAACTGCAATAGCATTTGGAACCGCTGGCTTTGTTTTCGTTAAGCCGCCGGTTACCGCTGGGTTGTAATACAACACGTCGCCTTGCACCCAGTTTTCAGCCCCGCCAGTGGTGTCAATTCCTTTAATTTCGCCAAATGACGTGACAAAAATCCAGTCGTTATCCACGCCGGATTCGTCGGCCACGCCCAAAATGTAATTGGATTGGTCAGCGGTCAGCCCTGTGGCAGCCTTTCCAATCAGGCCGCCTGAAGCGCCCAACGTGCCAGCAAACGACACCACTTGGCCTTTGGTAATCGCGCCCTGGCATCTAATTCGGAAAAATTGTTCCTCGCCAATATGCTGCACCACGTTTCCATTCATTTGGAAAACCATGGTTTGAAATTGGTCGTTGTAATCGTAATAAAGCCGCCCTGTGGCGTCCGTCGGCAGCGGGATTTGCGTGGTGTTGAATTGAATGTAAGTCGGGCTGGCAATTGCGCCCGTGATGGCCGACATACTGGTTATGTCGTTGTTGGCCCCCAGGATGGCAGCCGACAAGTTCAGCCTGGCGCCCGCGGCGTCGGATGCGCCCGTGCCACCATGCAACACGGCCACGTCGGTGGCGGCCCATTCGCCCGTGGTAATCGTGCCAAGGGTCGTGATACTGGTTTGGCCTGGCCAAGTGGTCGAAATTCGCAGCCCACTACTGGTTGCGTCTAGGCTGGTTCCGTTCAGTTTGACGGAAAACGCGTTGGAAATGAGTTGCAGCCCATCGCCAGCGGTGTAAGTCCCCGCGCCCGAAAACTGCGTCCAAGGCATATTGGTCACGCCAATCGTGCCAGTTGGCCCAGCCGTTGTCACCCAGCCAGTCGCAGCCAAGGCCACACCGTCTTCAATGAACGTAAACGCACCAGGCACTTCGGCCCACACGTTCATGTCAGCGGTTCGCGTCCAACCCGACGACGATACGGCATAAATGCCATTTTGCGCGGTATTGGTTTGGTTTTTGACCAGGATGCGGCTGCCCGCGGTCAGTGTCGATGGCCAGTCACCACCAGCCTGGGTTCCCAAGCCCGAAAGCGTAATGTCCGCGGTCGTGGTGTACAGGCATGACGCTTTAATGTCTAACCCTTGCGCCACCGAATCAACATAAGCCTTGTTGGCCACGTCATTGTCCACCGATGGCAGCGTGGCCACCTGGGCGGTCGTAAAGTAAGCGGCGGCGGGGGAATTTGCACCAATGATTGTTGAATCAATGGTGCTGCCTGTAATGGTTAACCCTGACTGAACAGGATTAAAGTTGGGGAAAAAAACCGAACCAGCGGGGCCAATCAGGTTGATTAGCGGAAAATTCGGCTCAGGGCCGAATATCCCCTGGACGGGGACAATGTTCGTGGTGCTGGTAAGGGCGACGTTGTTCGCCATGCGCCCCCCTTAATCGGCTTGTACTGGGGTGACGTATAGTGAATTCGTGCTGCTGCTAATCCCTTTGATATAAAACGGGCCACGGGGCGCCGCAACCAGGATGGGAAAATTCATGCCAGCCGGAAGTACAAACGAACCGGAACCGCCCGCCGATGCAATGGCCGGAACCTTAACAGTCCCCGATGCATTGCCCAGTTCGACGGCAGCCGTGCCAGTGCCGGTGTTCAGCAATGACACATAATTCGTTTGGTCGTTAGTATTGACATTCACCAGCAACGTATCGCTGGCGCTGGTTGTCAGGTCTAGGCGGTATGTCGGGCCGCTTAACCTCATTACTCTAGTTGATGCTGACATTTTTGCCCCTTTCCGTTGCCGACTACCTAAGATTATGCTTTAAGCGGCTTCAAATTCATAGGGCGTCGTAAATATCCCCGAATCGCCATTTCGCTCAATCAAGTGATCGCGCAATTTGGCCGAAACCGCAACACATTCCCAGTCATCGGGATAGTTTACGACGGCTTCCAAAAGGCCGCCTGACTTTTGCTTAAACACATTGGGCGCCAATTGAATCAGCGGGGCCAATGCCTCACATTGCAACAAAAATTCGGGGTAGGTCGCATAATCTTTGCCACCAGCCCGAACCACCAAAATTTCATTCAAGTCCTGGTGACGATCTACATGATCTTGCCCCAGGGCAAACGACCCTTCGACACCAAACAAGGTCACGTCATAAAACCCGCACCGAATGGCCAGCGTACAAGCGCGGCTTACCGATGTTGTCCCGCCAGTAATGCCGTCGGGATGCGTTTCAACCATGTCAAACACGGCCACCTCGGCAAATCGTTCGCGCAATTTTGGGTCGCAGCACGTTGCCAATACCGCATGGGTCACCCCGTCGGTTTTGAACGTGTCGTGCGGTGACGGGTCAACGCTGAAATAAATGGCCGGAATGCCGCGCTCAATCAACCAGGATGCGGTGTTGTTGATTGCCCAAATCGGGCCTTCCCAATTCCGCAGTTCGTCCAGGTGGTTTGTGACTGACGGGCCGCCGCCCACAATGGCCACTTTGCCGCCATGCGGGGCAAGGGGCTGGATGCGTTCGATACCGTCGCACGTCGCCGCGTTGGCTTTCAACTGATCCAACGACGCGCAGCATTGCGATTCGATTTGAAGACGAAATGGCATACAAAAAAGGGCTGGGTTTTACGCCAGCCCCCCTGGTTACGCTGAACCCTTCATCAACCCCAAGGCGACAAGGGTGGCTCTCATTTCTTCCATTTGTGCCACCGCAGCGTTAAACGCTGTGGCAGTGGAATAACCGAACCCCGCCGATGTTGCTGTGGTCAATGTCAGGGCCGCTTGTGCTGCGCTGGCGCGTTGGGCAATACCATTGGTTCCGTAGAAACCTACGGGATCGCTGGTGGATTCGCCCAACACCGACATTGCAACGCCTAGTGCTTTTCCTGGCATGATTTTTTCCTTTCAAAAAAGACGGGGGCGCGTGGCCCCCATCCGATTAAGCGCCGCCTTTGAGCAGACCAAGGTCAACTAGGCTGTCGCGGATTTCTTCGAGTTGTGCAATTGCCGCATTAAAGGCAGTTGCAGTCGAGAATCCGAAACCGGCGCTGGTTGCTGTGGTCAGCGTTAGTGCGGCTTGGTCTGCGCCCGCGGGCTGTACAACGGGGGTTGCGCCAAAAAAGCCGACTTTGCCACTTGCGGAAGCAAGTGCAACGCCGTCGGCGGCGTCGCCGTTAAACAGTTGAACGGGGGTTTGGGTAGATGCTGGGCCTGGATTTGCCATGATGGTTTCCTTTCAGGTTAAAAGTTAAGCCGCGACACGGCAAGCAAGTTCCTGGTACAACGGCGCCCAACCATACAGCACGTCCAAACGAGTTGGGATGCTGTCGTTGTTAATCGTGTACTGACGAACCACACGAATTGACAGGCCAAGTTCCTTGTCGGAAGCGCGGCCAGCAAAATGGACGCCATCAGGCAGTTCAAGGTCAGCGGTCGCAAGGGTAAATGCGTTGCGATGCATGATGATGTTCTGCGGGCTGACAGTGCCAGTTGCGTTCGTGCCGATGCTGAACGGGGTGACCGTTGCAGTAGCGGAAGTCGTGGGGATCGTCACGTTTTGGAATTGACCAGCGGTGATGATTGCGGGGGCCACGGTAACCTGAATGGTGCTGGAACCAGTGCCGGTAACAGTCGATTGAACGACAAAGTTACGCAGTTTGTTGGAACCATACGCCTGACGGTTTTGTGGGTTGACAGCAAACACGTTGGCAATTTGAATCACGTCGCCCTGGTTCAGCGTCAGACCGGCGCTGTGGGTCAGGGTGATGGTGGACGTGGACGCCCAGCCAGTCGTGATACCAATGCTTGTGGTGTTGGCAGTCAGAGTGCCAGCGGTAGTCGTCCAGGAACCGAACGTTTGCGAAATAACGTTCTGATCCATTTTCCAGTTCATACCGCCGGAATCACGGCCCATCAGACCCTTTTGGTATTGGGTGCTGACAGCGGATTGCGGGTTGAACAGGCCTTTTAGGCTGTCAACGATGGTTGCGCTGGTAAACGGCTCAATGATGCATGAACGGCGGCCATCGCGGGGTGCGCCTTCAGAATCAAGGTATGCCTGGCCAGTCAGGTAAGTGATAAGGCCAGTGGGCGGGGTTCCGGCAGTGCCGACGATGTTGGCAGTGCTGTTTTTCGCCATGGTCAGACCGTCAAAGTCGATCTTGTTGGCGATTGCAGCAATGGCGGGCTTCAGCACTCGGTCGCTAAACATATCAAGCGAAAGGGCCAGGTCTTGGGTCGTGAATTGGGTATCGACGTGGAATTGCGTCGAAAGGGTCACGGGGACGCTGGTTTCGTTGAAGTCTTCAACGTTAAGTGCGGGGCCAGTCGTACCAATAAAGCGGCCAGGACGGCGAACGTTCAGCGTATTGCCGATTTTCGCGCCCACGACAGCAAATTGGTCGTCATACTCGCGGTTTACTTCGGATGAAAACGTCAGTTCGTTTTCCAAGACCATCAACGCTTCGTTGGTGATCTTGCTAATGGTAAGCAGATTGTTGGACATAATCGTTCCTCAAAATAGGTTTGGTTGTCAGCGGATTCGTTTCGCCTGGCGGGCTGCCTTCCACTGTTGATACGATCCATGGAAATTGCCATCGGCATCCAGGCCCGCGTCAACGGTGTTGACTGCACCGCGCAGCGGCGTAATCGGCGCTGGCGCTTTTGACTTCCCAACAACAGTCTTCGCTTCCGGTTTGGCATCGCCTTTTTCAAAGCGGCCTTCAATTTTCCCTATCTCGCGGACGGCTGAAACCACTGACATATCGGCCAATTTTTTTGCAAACTCGGCATTTTCAGCCAGGTAATACAAAATCTTTGGGCCATGCTCTGATTCGATGATTGCATCGCGCACTGGGTCGCTTACGCGAACGTCGCTGCTTTGCACCATGTCGTCAAAGTCGGGTAGGTCATTCTTGGCTGCGTTCACGCGGTCGGCCCAGGCTTTAAATTTCAATTCCTGTTCCGCTGCGGCCTTGCGGGCCTTGTCTTCCCTATCCCGTTCCATCAGTTTTTTATCAGCGGTATATTCGGCCAACGCTTTCGCGTATTCGTACATATCGCTGAATTGTTCCGGCCTGGGTTCCTCGCCAATTTCGTCGTCCGCTTCGGTTTGCGCCTGTTGCGGATTGGATTTGGCTTCCAGTTCCTTCAGCCTGGCTTCCAATGATTCCCTTGCTTCACGTTCACGGCGGGCTTCCTCGCGGGCCGCTTCACGTTGCTTGGTTATCTCTGAAAACCGCCTTTCCAACTTCGGATTGGGTTTCTTGTCCTTCGGTTCCTCTGTTGCTGTCGCGTCCTTCCCTTCCCCATCTTGTCCACTCTGATCGTCCTGGGCATCCGGCTCGGCTGCGGCGCTGTCTGCGTCATCGCTTGCCGCCGCGGGTGCTGGCTCTGCATCAACTAAACCAAGTTTTTGGGCCGTGAATTCCGCTAAATTCTCGCTTGTCACCAGGTTACTGGCTAGGCGTTCTTGTACTTCCGACATAGGTTCCCCTAAGAATAAACCCGATGAAAACCCATCGGTAGGTTTTGGGTTATTGTCAACCCGAATTTATACCCTGTCAATTACATTACTCCAGGCGGCATTGGTTGACCTTGCGGTGGGGCCATTCCCTGTTGCATAGGCTGTTCCATCGGCTGCGGTTGTTGCATTGGTTGTTGCATCGGCGGCTGCGCCAACAATTCCTGGCCCGCTTGAATGAACGGATTGTCAGTTTGATTGACTTCCATTTCAGCGAATGCCGCGGCTTCCTTTTGTTCCTGGTTGCGGCGCTCAATTTCAGCGGCCAGCATTTCAGGTGGCAGCCCGCCCAAAATCAATTTCACCAGGGTGTCCAGTTCCATTTTGTTTTGGTCGGTCACGGCCTTCATGTTGACCTGGTTGACGCGGGCTTCGTTAATGGTGTCGGTGTTGTAAGCGCGGCTAATAACGTCCATCAACTTGCGACGGTTTTGGCCTTCCTCGCGGATTTGTGCCACTTCGCCGCGGTTGTTGATTTCCAACTGCATGGCGATCATTTTCTGTTCCATGTCGGCCATGGCTTTTTGCGCTTGCAGCAATTTCATTTGCATTTGCGGCGGCACATCCGATTCCGCGTCGATTTGCGACAGCGGGTTCATGGCGGCCAGGCGGTCGGCAATTACGTCGGCGCCAGGGAAGTCCATGTTTCGGAACAATAGGTCGCCCGCAGCCTGGAATACTTGCGGGTCAGCCATTAGCGGCATCATGGTGTCCACGGCTTGCTGGCGCTTGCTGTTGTAGCCTGGGCCGGTGTCCATTACCACGTCATACAGGCCCACGGTCACGTCGTTTAACACCTTGCCGGTGGCGTCCATTTGGTTAATGGTCACCATGTCGGGCTTGCCGTCCACGCCAATGATTCGCATGACGCGCTGGGTGTCGTAAATTTTGGGGATCAAGTCCAGGATGATTTTGCCCGTTTGCTTGATGCTGCGGGTCATGTTGTCGTAAAAGTGGAAGTTCGACAGGTCAACTTGTTGCTGTTGGCCTTGCAGTCGCCTTGCCCGAAATGTTGCCCACTAACGCCGTGGGCGGGGTCAAAAATACCCAGTCACGGTTTTCAGGTCTTCGGCAATCGCACCCGCGGCCACCATAATGCCTTCCGGCGGCGGTTCGGGCTGAATGCGGGTCGGCACTGGGGCTGGCTGGCCCTCAATGTCCTTTTGCTTATACCGCAGCACGGGCGTAGATTTGATGTTGGCCATCGCCCATTCGGATTCGTGGCCTTCGTCCTGACCTTCGGCCAGCAACCACTTGGGCTTGGGCGCCAGGGCAATGCTCTCAGTCATTGAAGTGCGCCAAAAATTGTACATACGCTGCGGGTCTTTGGCGAACCGCACCAAGCCGTACTTTTTGCGCTTACCTTCAACAACCACCTGGGCGCCGTAACACGGCACAATCGGGATGTATTTGCCTGGCCACTCACGTTCCTCTAGCACTTCCATGGCCGTCAACTTGCACCATTTAACCTTGCGCCGATATGTCGGGCGGCGATCCATGATGGTGATGTTGTCAGCGTCCAGCAATTCCTCGGACGGCAATTCGTCTTCGTAAACTTTGGTTCCGTCAGACAGCATGACCAGGGTGGCCTTTTCGCGTTCGACGTGCCAATACTCGGCGATCCGTATGTCTTCTTTTGTGACCCATTCGGCGTCGCTGTCACCCGTTGCGCGGGCGCTAAAATTGGCGCCGTCGTCCGCGCCTGGGTAGGCTTTGCGGAATGCCGCTTTCGACATGACGCTGGTTATCAGGCAGCGTTCAGCGTCCGAACCATCGGGGGAAATACTGTTGGGGTCGTAATAAACCGAAAATGGGTCATCGACCGGCTCAATGTAAATTTCCTGGTCGAAACTGTCTTCGCTGACGTAATTGGTAGTGATGCGCCAGTAACCCCAGCCCATTTTGACGGCGTACTCAAAGGCCGTGTCGTATGCGGTGTCGGCGTTACTGTTGATTTCAACGTGGCGGGTAATGCCCTCAATCACCTGGGCAATTTTCAGGTCGCCTTCGTTGTTGACGGGATGAACCTTGATGCGGGGGCGCTGTTGTCGTTGCTGATTGGTGACCTGGCGCACATAGGCGTCGATCTTGTTAATGGTCAGGCACGGGCGCGATTCCAGGTTGCGGCTGTTTTGGATTTCCACTGGCCATTGGTCACCCGCGGCAAACTTCAGGTCGCCCAGGGCTTCAGCGCGGTTTTGGCTGTCGGCTTCGCCCACCAGGCGTAAGAATTTAATCGCTTCGCCGATGCGGTCGTCAATGTCGGTATCTTGCCAGGCCATAGTCTTTCCTTTCAGCCCATCCAATTACCCGCGGTGGCCATCATTGGCCGCTTTTTGGGCTTGGCTGGTTCTTTAATCATCAACGCAATATATCGGAATGCATCGGCCCCGTGCGAATACTGGTCGTGTACCGGCTGCCTACTGAATTGGCCGGTTTCGGGGTCAACGTCATAACGATAATGACGCAGACAGTTTAATCCATCAGCGCAATTATCGCGATCAAAATAGCAATTTGGGAATATTGTTCGTGCTGCGTTAATCGAATCCACCACGGGTACGCGATCCAAAATGCGGGTTTTGTACCCAGCGTTTCGCACAATGTCTTCAATCGACCGACCAGCCGCGGCCAGGGTTTTGTTTTGTGCGTCGTGCGGCAGCCAAATGGTGTCATACACATATCCGTAGGTTTGCAACTGCGCCAAGTAACTGGTCATCGTGCGCTGGCTGTCTTCAAAATAGCGAATCAGGCGCGTTTCCATGCCCACAAACTGCACAAACCACCAGGCTGTTGCATCGGCCCAACCCAGGTCGCAAATGGCGTGGACGGGCTTTGTGGCGTCGTATGCAACCTTGGTAATCCGGTCTTCGCCTTCGGCCCGCATCATTTCGTTGGCGAAAATAGCGCCGTCGATGGTTTGGCGGCATAACCCTTCCCATACCTGGTTGTAGGCTTGCAAGTCCCTGGCCTTTAAGGCTTCCATTTCCAGGCGCAGCGTTTCAGGAAACCACGGGTTGTCGTAAAAGTTGATCTTGATGCTGATGCAGTCCCGCGGTGGCTTGACCACGAACCGCTGGTACGTTTCGTCGGTTTCTAGTTCAGGGTTGAAACTGACCCAAATCTCGCTGTTTTGCTTACGGATTGTCGGAATCAGGATGTTCCAGGATAGGCGGCTGACCGTTTGGGCTTCCTCGACCCAGCAAATGTCCACGCCCTCAAATGACTTGATGTTCGTCGGGTTGTTTTTCAGGCCAATGAATGCAAATTCTGTCCCGTTGGCGCCGCGGATTGTTGCCTGGGTGATCTCATAGAATCCCAACAGGCCCAGGGCTTCGATTTGGTCGCATAGCAACTTGTGAACCGAATCCTTGATGCTGGTTTGGTATTCGCGGGCGCAGAGAATCCGCATTTGGCGCTTGGCGCCCAGGATCAGCAACGCCCTGGCGATTCCCCAGGATTTCGCACCGCCTCGCCCGCCGTACAAAACCTTGTACCGGCTTTTCTTGAATAGCCCTTCCAGTTTCACCGGAAACTGGGCTTTGGCTATTGCCTGGTCAATGCTCGGTGTTGCGGTCTGTTCCATCGGGATTCACAAACATGACTTGTATTCCCGCAAGCGGGGCGCCGTCCTTACCGGTAATTTCCTGTTCCACCTTGTCGCGCCAGCCCAGGACATTTTTGGCTGTAAATATCGCAAACGTGCTGTTGTAAGCGCCCGCCATCGTGCCTTCGACCAGGTTTGCTTCCTGTAACGCCTTCGCTCTTTTATAGGCGTCGGAAAACGCGGTATGCCGCTGGGTTCCGTCTGGGTTTTTTGCGGTAGCCCAGTCGTGTAGCGTGTCGCGGCAAACGCCGATGTTGGCAGCGAATCGGGCAAGGGTAGGGAAAACCCCAGGCAGCACTTGGGTGGTTTCGTTCCCGTTCTTATCCTTAACGACAACTTCCCGCGTGGGCGGGGTGTTGAAGTATTCGATCAACTGGTCGGCAAAGTCGTCGGTGTACTTGGGCGGTCTTCCCACCAGGATGCGGCGTACCGTGGGTTTCTGTGGCTCAATCGCTGGGGGCTGCTTGGGCTGGCGCCCCCGTTTCTTCACGGGTGCGGCGTCCATCATTTTTTTCCCTTGGTCGGGGCTTTCTTGGCTTCGCGCTTGACGGAATAGGCGATGGCCACCGCTTGTTTGGGTGGCTTACCGGCAGCGATTTCGGCTTTGACGTTCTTTTCAAACGCTTTCTTGCTGGGGCTTTTGGTCAGCGGCATTTTCGGCTTCCTTTCCTTTGGCCTGGCTCATGTCAGCCAGCACACGGTTGTATTCCTGGATTGCCCCGCTGATTTGCAACAGTATTGCTTCGTGTTGCTTCGCCAGTTCTTGCAATTCAGCCAGGCGTTTAGCAATTTGTTCAGGTGTCATAAGTTTACTTTGGGTTGTGGATAAGTTGGAAGTGGGTTGAATGGTTGCCCCTATCGGGTTGGCGTGTAATGGGCCGTCATCATAATGGTGCGAAAACTTGGGTTCCGGTTCCGCGGCGCCCATGCGATCCAGGATGAATTCGGCTATGCCCATTATTTTTTGGCCGTCTTGGCAGATTGTTTGAATGCCTTTTCGGTCGGGGCGCCCTTCGTGCCTGGCGCTCTCATGCGTTCAGGTGTCTTGCCCGCGTCCTTTTGGCGTTCGATGCGTTCACGCTTGGCGTGGATGTTTGCGTATAGTCCTTTGGCCATGTCAGCAGTTCCAGTTCTTTAGGCTGGCAGCCTTACGGGTCGGGCGGCCTTTTTCGTCCTTCATGGGGCCAGGCATTCCCGACATACGGGCGCAAAACGATGCTTTGCGGCCAGCGTCAGCCTTGGTTTTGGGGTTGGGTGCGGGCGGTTTCAGGTTAGCGTCATTCTTGCGGTTGTATTCCGCACGGCCTTTGGCGGTCATCCCCGCCCCCTTTTCCGTCGGGTTGAAATTCTTACCCTTGCCGGTGGTCGTCTTTGGGATGGGTTTATCGCCTTTGGCCATGTCAGTCTTCCTCTACTATCGCGCAAATGTCCGCTTCCTGGATGATTTGGTAATCCTGGCCTTCAAACTCATGCACTGGCCAGTCCAGGTACGTTCCGTTGCCGTATTTAATGAAGTCGCCCACCTTGGCTTCATGCACTTTAGGGCCGACGGCAACAACCGTCCCTTCGTTCATCTTTTCGCTGTTGATGGTGAAAATAATGTCCGACAGTTTGCGGACACGGGGTTTCACCAATACGCGGTCATGTAGCGGACGAATCTGACTGGTCATTTTTTGGCTTTCTCCCAGGTTTTTTGCGCTCATCAGGCGCTTGCGCCATAACGTCATAAACAGGAATTGAAACGGTTTGGGCCAACTGGTGTTCGCCACACCAGTCCATTTCGTGTTTGTTTTGATGTTCGGGATAACGGCGGCATACCCCCATGACTTGCGCCTGGGTAAAAAACCGACAAGTCTTGCATCGAACGTCGCTCATGCGATGCTCTTGCCGGATTTCATTGCAGCGTTCAGCGCCGCGGCCATTTCCTCGGCAATCGTCTGCACTTTTTTTTCGTGCATTCGCTTCATGCGATGTTGTGCCGGTGAAAGTTCGTGGGTGTTACGTTCCACGCGTTCCACGGTAGATGGCTTCGCTGATTTTGCCGCTACGGTATGCATTTTCGAGTGCATCATTTAGTCCCTTCCTCACAGTAGTATGGTCAAGTTTTGGCAACTTGTCAAGCCCGCTTACTACTGCGGCGTTACCTGGGCCGCGGCTGTTATCAATGACCATCATGTGAAAGCGGTGATCGTCGCCATACTTGGATTGCAGCCGTTCCATTACGTCACGCGAACCCGCGTGGGTCTTGAAATGCTCGTCGATTGGCACGGTGCGGCCAGTACCCATTTCGGCTTCCATGCGGCTGGCACGTTTGAGTGCGCCGTTTTCCAGGGCTTCCACGGGGTCGCGGTAGGTGTACACGATGCCGACGTTGCGGCCAGCCTTTAAGGCTTGCTGGATTTTCTTGTCGGCAGAATCAAATGAATTCATGTTCGTGTCGTACACGATTTCGGAATTGCGAATGCCTTGCGACACTTTGGCCGCTTCCTGAAGTCCGGTCGTTTTACCAGCCCCAGTGCCGCCCGCGGTAAATAGCACGGTGTTGTCGCGCCCAGGCGGCGTGTCCTGGGACAACTTTTCGGCATACATTTGTTTGACGAATGCCGACGACGGTTCATGCACGTCAGCCGACCTGGTGCGGTCAGCGCGGTATTCGGGGGACATTTCGCGGGCTTCGTCCGTGTTTAGGATTCGCCCGTTATCGGTGGAAGGAAGGGCGGCATACTCCGCAGCCAGGCCAGTGTAGTCATTGACTAGGCGGTCGAAATAAGAGGCCTCAATCGGGTTGGCCGATTGGCCTGGCAGCGTGGGCTGCGGAACCAGCGACGCCAGGGTTCCCTGGGTGGTCGTAGCCTGTTGTGGCTGCGCCTGTTGCTGTCCCGCCGCTGCTAAGTCAGCAAGCGGGATAGCCATTTACTTTTGATACGATTTGCGTTCGTGGGTGTAGCAAACACCCTTGCAGCGGCCACCATCAAAATTGTGGTTGCCGCCAGTTGCGTCAGCCTTGCCCATGGCAACGCCGTTGACAACTTTGCCGTGTTTTTCGCCGGTCATGTCGCTTGCGCTGGCGCCGCTAGGTGCTTTTGCGCTTGTGCCGTAACCTTTGGGCTGCATTTCAGCGTCGTGTTTCATGGTGTGTCCTTTCAGTCTAGGAATTTCAGTTTGTACAGCGTGGAATCAATCAACTGCGAGATTTCGTCAATGATATTCTGAATTTCAGAATCCTGGGGCAAATCATCGCGGGCGTCATCCACAAACTTTTGCATCGACTTCAGGTATTTCACTGGGTCGGTGGCCATGTGGAATTCGTCGGGATACTTTTTGATTTTGTTGTGTCGGCCCTGGTAGGCTTCGGCAAAATCATCGGCCAGTTCGATAATGTCTTCGTAATAATGGCCAAGCGCCTTATGCGCCGAATACGAATCGGTCGATAAGTGCATGAAGTGGGCAACCGTGCTGCTATGCAACAGGGCTGCTATAAATTCGGCGGCGTCATCATCCATGGTTACCATCATNGTGCAAAAAAACGGGGGCGCAAAGCCCCCTTTAAATCACTTCCCATGGCTACTGCAAAAAAGAAAAAAGCCGCTGCCATTCTGTATCGTTTGGCACGGGTACGTCAATAGGCCATTTCCCTGATTCGACCAGGGTTTCAACCGTGCGACGGTGGGCCAGCCACCAGGCTTGTTGGCGTTCCTTGCGTGACCATTTGCTGCCCTGGTCAATGTCAAAGTGGCAGTGCATACACAATGCAGCCACCAGGTTGTCGTCAGATTTGATTGATCGACCCTTGCCGCCGCCCCAATTGGTATGCGCTGCCTGGACGTAACTACCTGATCCGCACAACTGGCAATCCAGTTCCGAAACCAGTTTTAACAGTTTTTTGCTTCGGACATACTGGCGTTTAGGGTACGCAATTGGGCCTTCATCCATTTCAATTCCTCACGTCGGTGGTAGTATTTTCGATTAAGAGTGTCCCTATACCGTGCGTTTAGGTGGGCTATTCTTTTGTCGATTATTCGTGCGATCTGACTGTCATGCGTTCCGTCGCTTGTCGGGTTCGCCAAATTTCTATTTCCAGCCGCGCTGCTTCCAACTGCCATTTGAGCATTTCCTCTGTTTCAACGGCTGCGGCCAGCCCTTTCAAAACCCCGACGTATTCAGGATCGGCCAGGGCTTCACGTTCCTGGGCGTTTGCCGCTTCAACACCCATGGCCATGCAGTCTTTCATCAACATGGCTTTTTTGCTGCGCCTAAATTCTTCCAGGTAAACCCGCTGCGCTTTGGCTTGGCCATAGGCCGGTGCAATTTCGCGGATTTGTTCCGCTGCGTCTTCAGGATTGTTTGTTTTCATTTTCGCCCCTCAATAGTCCAACCGCCCGCCAGGCGCCTTCCACGTCCGTCACGATGGCCACTGGGCCGCCGTTCCATGATCCGTGCCACTTGATTTGATCTTCAGTCAATCGTCGTTCCGACGGCGGTTTTTTACCGTCTTTAACTTCGATAAGAATGGTTTTGCCCTGGTAACCCACCAGCAAATCAGGGACGCCTTGGCCAACTGCCGCCAAAGTTTGTACCGTAGCACCCACGGCCCGCAATGCTTTGACAATTTCGCTTTGGTTTTCATCAACTTTTGCCGCCCTTCGCATTTTTTTCCTTGTTCATGTCATCAATCAACATTTGCAACGCTTTCTGACCACGGGCTTTCGCGATGTTTTCTTTCGCTTCCCGCCACCAGGCATCCGCGGCCCGCGCCCCCCGTTCCTTCCGGTGAAGCAAGTAACGCCTGATCCAGTCCCGCGCTTCGCACTTGCGGCGCCATTCCTCGCTGTATGTGTCCAATGTCCCCTGTGGCAACAAGGGCCTGGGTGATTTGTTCAAAAGTTGCAAATTTTCCGTCCTTTATGCCGTCCAGTATTGCTTGGGCCTCATTGCGCGCAAACCATTTGTCAAAAGTCATTGCATTACCTCTAATTTTGGAATATCAAACGGCCCTTTGCCCAAAATTCCTTTTTGCGAAACCCAAACGTGACATGAATGGTGCAAAGTCGTTTCAATGTTGCGATCCATATTGAACACAACGTATCGCGTACCCGATAAGGTTTGATAATCCCGCCGCAAAAACTGGTAAGTTTCACCGCTACGCAACAATAAAAAAACTTCACCAGGATAGAGTTGGCGCAAAAATTTTCTCATTTGGGCATCCTCATGCTTTGCACCAGTTCGGCCAACTTTTTCCTGGCTTCCTCGCCGCGGCGCTTTTGTTCGGCCACTTCGGCAGCGGTCAATTGGCGTTCAATGTGAAAGTTTGGTTTGTCAGGAATGCGCGGGGCTTCGTTCAGCAACTTGGCAAACGCCAGGGCTGACGGTGGCCGGTCGGGGTTCATGCATTTCAGCGCGTAATCAAGTTTTGGCCGGTAGGTCAACATTCGACCGCATTCGTCAGCCCACACCTGGCGCACCATGCCAGGGTCAACGCTTTCCCAGTGGCGCGTAAACACGGCCCCGTATATGCCGCCCATGCGGGCAAAAATGTAGTCAAGACCCTGTTCGACGGTGCAAAAGTCTTGTTCGCGGTACTCAGTCGATAAGTTTGACATCATGCCCCCCACCGATCAGTCCACGCGTCAATCCCCCCAAAACCGCTTTATTGCGCTCACCAGCGTTTTTCTTGTCTTCCCTGGGGCTTNCCCATTCGGCCTTGAATCCAGTCCAGCCACGGGCCGCCATTTCGCTCATGGCGGCATCCAATGACCATCCGGCCTTCCGCGCTTCGGTTTCGATACCGTCCAACGCCCTTTTGGTGACCGGCGCTTTTTTTGCCCGCCTTAAAGTCACAAACGCTTCCCAGGTGTCAGCACTAACGCCGACAGGCGCAGCGACGACAGTCGCTTTATTGTTTTTTATTGGTTTATGGTTATTGGTTATTGGTTCTTGGTTAAGGTTACGACTGGGTTCCGAATCGCTAACCGACTGGGTTACCGTTTGGGTTTCCATTGGCTTATGCTTCGGACGGCCACCAAGTCGGCCATTTCGTTGATTTATCTCGCGTTTGCCCTGGTAGGTCTGTATGCCTTCCTCGCATCTTTTGTGCGTCCAGCAATTTGTATCTTTTTCGCAACAAAAAAATTCTTTTAAGACCGATGCAACAACGTCTGCGTGTTTGGGCATCCGAATGCGCCTGGCCACTGCCTGACAGTCGTCAGGAATCGGCTTTTCGCTGGTGTAGTACAAGTCCAAAAGTCGCCTGTACACAATGTCTTCCACGAACGACAAATGCGCCGTATCGTGTAAGTAGTCGCTAACGTGAAACTGGTAGTAATGCATACCCAACCCCTTTCGCCACCCAAAAAAAGGTGGAACCAAGGCGGGCGGGGTGGGTTCGCTTTTCAGTGCGGGGATCAGCCGCACCTAGCCTGGTTCCGAAACTCATTTGCCTTTGAACCAGCCAGGCTTTAGCGCCATCAACTGCCATAGCCTCGCCTGGGGAATGTCGTCACCCCACTGGCTTATCGCCTGGCGCGTGATACCCAGCAACTTTGCCAGGGCCATGGCCGATCCCGCTTTTTTGATTGCTTGTGCTTTGTCCATGTTCGCATGGTAAGCCACCTTTCGCGTTTTTGCAACACCTGAAAAAATATTTGTAAAGGGGGCTTGCTTTTGTTGTAAAGCGGGCTTACACTCTAATTGTGGTTGATTGATAACGCCCTCACGGGTCTTTTAAGAAAGGAAGTCAAAATGTCCAAGCAATATCTCTCTTGTGCCGAAACCGCCAAACTGGTTCGCGCAGCACTCAAAGAAACTTTCCCAGGCGTCAAGTTCAGCGTTCGCAGCAGCGTGTACAGCGGCGGCGCCAGCATCAACGTGTCGTATGTTGACGGCCCGACTTACGATCAAGTCAAGGCTGTGATTGGCGTGTTTGAAGGCTCGTACTTCGACGGCATGACCGATTACAAGGGTTTGAATTACAGCAGCCTGGATGGCCAGGAAGTCCGGTTCGGTGCTGACTTTATTTTTGTCAATCGTAAGTTCAGCCTGGCGTTGTTTACTGACCTGGTGGCCAACGCTTGCAAATACTACGGTTACGCCATGCCAGTCATCAAAGACAGCGAGTTCAGCGGCGCCTACATTGCCGACAACATTGGCTACGACGAAAACCGTCGGATCATGGAAAAGGTCAGCGAGTACAGCGGTGACGACGGCGCAGAAAGCGCAACGTTAAAGCGCGTTGCCTTCCTGGGCGACGATGGTTACGGTTACGGCGCTGTTGGCCGGTTGGCAGCGTAAGGGGATGGCCATGGACAGGGAACCAAGTGATTGGCAAATCGTGTTGATGGCCATAGTGGCGGCTGCAATTTTGTATCCGCTGCTTTGGGTTGCGATGGCAATGGACGGCGAATTATTCTGGCCTTCCGAATATGAGGTCATTGCACAAGAAGGAGATGGAGCGCAACCACTCTACACCG